TTTAGACCATAACAATGAAAAATCTTTATGTATTTTTTCTGCTCGTTGTAAACCAGGTGTTTGTCTAAACAAGGCATTGTGCATACCCCATTTTTCTAATTCTGCGTAACATTGTAATTGATTGTAAAGATAAGTGGCATATAGATTATGGTCTATATTACCTGACATAAGAGTTCTTACAAACTCTTGTCGTTCGGCGTTTTTGTGTTGTTCTAAGGTGAGGTCTTTAATATCATACATTTAGTTTCTTTCCTTTAAACCAACTTGGTAATCCTAAATGAGGACGGCCATCAAATATATTATCACTAGAACCTTTAGTTGCTTGATTATTATAATGTAAAAATACTTGACCACAATCTTCTCCTTCAAAAGCATCTCTCCAGTGTTCACAAAGATTGCCTTTATAAACAAGCATATCACCAGGTTTTAATACTACTTTAATACCTTTTGTATTATCAGTAGCATATTTACCATCTTTTAAACCACCTTTTTTAGGGTCTTTTTCAATAAATATAGGCCATTCATCACCGCCAAGATTTAATGTTGTAGATATTTCACAACTAAATCTGTCTTTGTGTCTATGAAGTATATCACCTTTTTTATAGATACGAGCATAAGCGTAAGTAGGTATTAATTTTAAACCTGTTTGTTTTTCCATTATTGGTTGCACTGCTAATAATAAAGTTTCCATAGCTATGTCGGCATAATGTGAATATGTATTTGGTACCTGTTCGTCATTCCATACACCAAATTCTGGTGTAAATGGAGAGATATATCTTGTATCAAAAAATGTTCTTGCTACTTGTCTTTTCATTAAAAAATAATTGTAAATAAACTCAGCTACTTTTGGTTCTATTGCTTTTTTTATTATTAAAAAATTGTTTTTATCAAAACTCATAATCTTTTTACTCCTTCTATTATCATATTTCTTACTGCCTGTATGTTAAAATGTATAAATCTAAAAGGTTCTATACCATCATCAACGGCATATTGATGAGGCATATAAGAATTAAAAAATATCATAGTACCTGGTCTAGGTTTATAGTTTATAGTATCTTGACCTAAAGACACCTGTGTTTTATCTTTTAATGGCAATTTAGTCATCAAAGCTCCTGGTCTTGGATCGTGAAATAAAGGAAAAGATGTTTTATCCGAACACTTTAGAAAATAAAATCCTGATATATGATTATCCCAATGTATATGTGTGTCGTGATGCCCACCACCATTTTTAGAAAACTCTTGTACCCAAAACTCAGTAAAGAACATTGTGTATTGTGACATATCAAATCCTTGACCATCCATAATATTCCAAGCTGTATTACCAATATAGTTTTGTAATTCTTTTAAGCCTGGATCATTTTGAAGTGGGCTAGAATGATAAGACATACCGTGATCTTTTACTTTGGCAAAATCTTTTTTACCTAAAAACTTTTCTTTTTCTTTCATTTTAGGCTTTTCTCTATTGTAAGCCTCTTTTATATATCTATCACAAACTTTGTTTGTTGATGTTAGCCATTCCGGTTTATTTATTATATAAATTGGACAACCAAAATATAAATCAGTTATTAAATCATTACTATTTGTTATTATCTTCATAATATACTACTTCTATCTAAACGGATATCCTAAGTTCCACATTACTAATGAATATCTTGTTCCTTTTGTTACTGGTGTTACTCTATGCCATACAAAACTTGGAAAAACAATTATAGAACCACGTGGTCTTATTTCAACACACTCTTTTGTGGCTTTACCTTTTTTCCACTCAGTATCTATTGAATTTCTAAAATCAAATTCTAAATTTCCTCCAACATATTCTGATGGTTCAACTAAAGAAATTGTTACTGATAATTTTCTTATTTTACCGTGGTCTGGTGGCCAAGTGCCATCGGCATTTTGAGGTCGTTTATAAGGTTCGTCCCAACTATCACAATGCCATCCATAGTATTGTCCAACTCCATATTTTGTAAATTGACAAGACTCAGACCAATCCCAATCAAAGTTCCAACCGGCTAATCTATTAGCCTCGTGTATATACGGCTGCACTTCTTTATAAATCCAATGGTCATTCATCCAAACAATATCAGATTTTCTTTTTTTTTGAATATTTTTGATTTCTTTTTTATTTAATTTAACTTTAGTTTTAGTAACATTTTCAACGCCACCAGTTATGGCCATTTCAGTTTGATGCTTTTTGCCGTAATTTAAAATATCATCACATATTTTTGGTGATAATGCTGATTGAAAGTAATAATAATAGTTTTTTAAATACATAATATAAACCTTTATGTTAATATAACATATTTATGTAGTTTTGTAAAGCTTATTAAATATATTCATAAGTCGTTGTTAATATAAAATTTAATTGTTCTGAAGTATTAGTTGTTATATGGTATCTTTGAGTAGAAGGAAACATTACAAAATCATTATTATTTAAAGGTATTTCCCAACTTCTACCTTTTCTTCTATTATCATCATATTCTATGAATACTTTACACGAATCTTTTCCAATATTTACTCCATATAAGATTACATAATCTGGTGAATTTCTTAAATCTACAGGATTAACTTGTAATAAAGAATGTGAATGTTGTCTTGGTTTATAAATATTACCAATTGTTTTTTTATGAACTAGTGTAAACCCATACTCTAAATTAATATGTTCACGTAAATATGTTTGTAACATATCCCAAGATCTGGAAAATGGAAATTCTCTATTGTAAATAGTGGATGACAAAATATCAGCGCCCAACTTTTCTCGGTCTATTTCAAAACCTTTAGGCATTTCTACTTGACCATAATATAAACTTATATTTGATAATATATTTTTTTTCATAACAAAAATTTTAAGTTTACTAAAAAAAATTTATTAATTCCCAAGACTGATTTGCTTCATTCCACACATAATCCCACTTATGTGTATAAGCTGCATTTTGAGAAGTTTGTTCTTCAGTTAATGCTGGAGCATCACCAATTGGTGATTTCCACGAAGCTGTAGGTATGTGTTTTACCCACGAAGTGTATGGTTTTGTTGGCCAAAAAATTTGATTATCTTCGTCCCAAGTATAACCAATACCTGCATAATTTCCTCTAAAAGGTGTTCCACCATTTCTATGTTGTCCACCTACGGTATTATATGATGTTTGAATCCACATCTGAGCTGGCCAGTTATTATGTCTTTCTAAATATTGTTGACCTACTGCTTCGTCTTCAACTCCGTCAGCGTTTAACATATCTTTGTTATCAAGTGTTAATACTGCTATAACTTTTCCGTTAAGTCCTAATTTTGCAAAATGTGCCATAATTGTTTACTATTATATTTTAGTTTTTGTTAATTTTAAATACATATTTATTATTGGAATTTGTATCTTATTACTACTATGCCTGAGCCCCCAGAAGCACCAACACAACTTCCAAAAGATCCTCCAGCTCCACCTCCTGTGTTTACAGTTCCTGATGCTGCTGTTCCAGGACTTCCTCCAGCACCTTGTCCGCCACCACCTGATCCACCTGGAGCTGGTCCACAAGTCCACGCTCCACCTCCACCTCCACCTGCAAAATATCTACCTGGTGCTGGACCTGGTGTTCCATATGATGGACTTGTTGGTCCAAATACTGTTGTTGCGATTGGTGATCCTATTCCACCAATTCCAGGTTGACTACTTGCACCTGCTGCTCCTGCTCCGCCACCACCGCCTCCTCTACTTCCAGAATCAGATGGTGGTCCTGCATTTCCACCATTATTTCCTTGAGGTGGACTTACCGGTGGTGTATTTCCTGAACCACCAGATCCACAACCTGTTCCACCTCCTCCTCCAGAACCTCCAGAACCTCCTGGAGTAGAAGGAGATACTGGGCCTGCTGGAGTTCCATTTCCTCCAGCTCCCCCACCTGCTGATGTTATAGTTGAAAATACTGAATTTACACCCGCAGCTCCATTACCTGTTGAAGGTCCTCCACCTGTTCCACCACCACCAACTGTTATTGGATAACCTTGTGCTGTTACTGGTAAACCTGCTGTTGTTGGACTTGGATAATTTTGTCTAAAACCTCCAGCTCCTCCTCCTCCACCTTGTTCTCCAGCACCAGAACCACCTCCTCCAGCTACTACTAAATATTCAACACTATTTGAACCTTCTGGTCCTCCTGCGTTTGTTACTGTAAATGTTCCTGGTCCCGTAAAAACGTGTGTCTTAAAATCACCGTCCGTTAAAATTGTTCCACCTGTGGCCGTTATAAAAGGAGGTCCAACCACTTGTATTGAAAATTGTCTATCTACACTTCCTTCGGCCGTTGCAGCACGAACTGTAAAGGGATAACTTCCCAAAGAAGGTGTGCCTGATAAGGTACCTGTAATTAGTCCTGTTGAACTTGATATTGATAAACCAGAACCTGGTAAAGAACCAGATACAATTGAATATGTTATTGTGTTTCCTTCGGCGTCTGTAGCAGAAGCATCAAAAGTAGAACCACTTATTGTTTGACCATTATAAACATTTCCTAATGTGCCTGCAGCTGTGTCAAAAGCAGGAGGCGCATTGTAACTAAAAGCATCTTCAAATAACGCAGCAAGGCCTGAAGCATTGATTACTTGTACATCATAAGGGTCGTCTGATGTACCCATATTTGAAAGTGTCGTGCAAGTAATAGATGAACCTGAAACACGATTTATATTGCCTGCTGTGTATTCTGTACCTGTACTACCTATAAATTTTACGTTTACACCTACACCAAAGTTACCACCAGTAATGGTAATAGTATAGACTGTAGAACCGTCACCAGTTAATACTAAGTCATCACCTATAGCATCATCTGACGAAACACTTGAAATTGTAGGAGGCGCATCAATAGGTTTCCATTGATTGCCGTCATAATACTCCATTAATTCTGTTGTTGTATTAAAACGTATTTCGCCTGATTCGGTATTTGCTCGTTCAGCTGTTGAGCCTTTAGGCATAACAACTCCAGAAGTTCCTTTGAACTTTCTATTTTTACCTAAAATATCTCTACTATCTGCCATTGTTTGTTCCTTATAACTCTATTTATAATGTTTATTATAAAACTTCAATTAGTTTCCAACCAAAAGTATCGCCAGTAAATACTAGACCTATTGCACTATCTTCAGTTGAAACAACTAAATCTTCATTTAAATTATTTATTTTTTTACCATTTCTACCAATTGTTAAATTGTTTGTATCAAAAGTAGAAGCTAAATCTAAAAATCTTACTTGGTCTCCAACTTGTGGTGAAGCAGGTAAATTTGCTGTTTGAGGACCAGCTGTTGTGTTAATGAAATATCTATCATTAGCAGCTACGTTAAGAGCAGTTGAACCATCGGCAGTATGTGTTGCCCAAGGATTACCACCACCTAAACCTGTCCATTGTGTACCGTTATATCCTTCCCAAGTTACTAGGGAAGAGTTAAATCTTATACCACCAGTAAATAATGTGCCGCCTGTAGGTCGTTCTGCTGTTGTACCTGTAGGTGGTACAAAGTGACCAGTGCCCATTTTATCTCTTTGTGTGTAACCTACAATTGCTCTTTCGGTAGGAACTGCCTGGTTACTATCGTTACCTAAAGTTTCATCTGTACTAAATTCGTTAATAGTTGCACCTAACTCAGCACCAATAGAACCAAGTTGTAATTCTGATAATCCTGAAAGATCAAAAGCGTCAGCGTTTAGTGTTGCAATACCAGTTGCCTGTTGAATACGGAATAAATCTCCTACTCTAAAGTCACCATTTTGATCTGTTGAGGAGAAGTACACACGACCACCATTTGTTTCTGTAACTTCATCTTCTTGGTCAGGTGCTTGATTAGGTAAACCTGGATAGTTAGTATCGGCAAAACCACCTGTACCAATATCTAAAAAGTCGTGACCAGTTAATCGAACATTTGAAAAACCTGTTGTAATTTCTCCAACTTCATTATCTGCTATTGCTCTAGCAGTTGTAACACTTTCAGTTAATCTTATAAGTGCTTGTTGATTGCCTGTGTTTGTTTCTGATACTGCTGAAACTCTATAATACTTATTTGTATCACCGGCAAATACAACATTAGAACCAACTGTAATTACTGTTGCACTACTTAATGTGCCGTCTGAACTATCTATCGCAATAAGAGGACCAATTTGTCCCGATTGAGCGGCTGTACTATCACCAAAAGAACCATCTAAATCAACAGTAAATGTTGTAGAATTTTCTTTTGTAATTGTAACTGTTTCACCTTGTGTAAAGTTACCACTTCTATTTTCAATGTGTAAATAGTCTAAAGAAATATTTGTTCTGAATACGGTAGCAGTTGCACCAGACGTGTTACCTACAACTGTAGCAGTACCAACACCTTGTGTTGCAATCATATCTTGTATGTCTGATTCTGTAGCACCACCACCAAAAGTTGTGGAATTATAATTTAACATTTCACCACGAGCTTGTACTTCTATAGGACTTTCTGCAGCTAATGTACCGTCTGCAACAGCACCTTGTTCACCGTAAGCAGATGAACAGTTTAAACCTCTAATAAATCCACCTGATTGTGCGTGGAATGAAATTGCATTGTAGTATGTAAAGACGGAAACCATCTCACCACGACC